TATGGTAGCGTAGAAGGTGCTAAACGAGCATTGGCTACTGACCCTGCTGGAGTTATGGCAGACTTATCTACTGTGCTTACTGGCGGTGCTATGTTGCCTACTAGGGCTGCACCTGCATTAGCTACTGCTGCTCGTGCTGTTGACCCTTTGATGTTAGCGGCTCGTGCTACTGGAAAAACACTTGATGTTTTGGGTGGTGCTACTAAAGCTGGTCTTGGTATGCAAACTGGCGTAGGTACAGAAGCAATCAATCAGGCTTATCAAGCAGGGAAAATTGGCGGTGAAACTTCTGACTTGTTTAAAGCTAACTTGCGTGGTGAAGTTCCACAATTGGAAGTGCTTGATGCTGCTAAACAAAACTTAGCAAAAATGGCTACGGAGAGAAGGCGTATTTACAATGAAGGAATGAAAAACATCAAGGGTGATGCTACTGTTCTTTCTTTCAAAGGTGTAGATGACGCAGTTAAACAAGCCTTAGATGACATTTCATTTAAAGGTCAAGTTAAGAATGAAGTTGCTTTTGAGAAATTAACAGAAGCACAAACAAAAGTTAATAATTGGAAAAATCTAGACCCTGCTCAGTTTCATACGCCAGAAGGTTTAGATGCTTTAAAACAGCAAATTGGTGACATTCTTGAAAAGATTCCTTATGAGCAAAAGACTGCTTTAAATTCAGTCAATCAAGTTTATAACGGAATTAAATCTGAGATTGTTAAACAAGCCCCAACTTATTCAAAGACAATGAAAGCGTATTCTGATGCAACAGATACGATTCGTGAAATTGAAAAGGCTTTGTCTATGGGTAAGCAAGCTACAGCAGACACAGCAATGCGTAAGTTGCAGTCTCTGATGCGTAACAATGTAAATACAAACTATGGGCAGCGTTTAAATCTTGCTAAAGAACTTGAACAAGCTGGTGGCAGACAAATGATGCCAGCATTAGCAGGTCAAGCACTTTCAGAGTTTACACCAAGAGGATTACAACGAGCATCTTCAATTCCTACTGCATTTTTAGCGCAAGGCGTTGGTGGATTGCCACTTGCAGGTCTATCTTTAGCTACATCATCTCCTCGTTTGATGGGAGAAGCTGCTTATGGCGCAGGTCAAGTTGCTAAAGGGTTGCTTGATGTTCAAAACAGGATGCCTAACATAGACTATCCAACAATGTTTAATTTGTTGTATCAGGCTGAAAAGCCAACAAAAATTGATTTAACTGGAATGGCTAACCCCGACTAAGGACTAACATGGCAAAGACAAAAATTAGCGAGTGGAGTTCGACTCCTGCAAATAACACAGACATTGACAGTATCAATATTGCAGAGGGTTGTGCGCCTTCTGGCATTAACGATGCTATCCGTGAGTTAATGTCACAAGTTAAAGACTTGTACTCTGGTACTACTGGTGACTTAATTGCTGTTGCAGGTGGCGGTACTGGTGCAGGGACTCTGACAGGCATCATTAAAGGTAACGGCACTTCAGCATTTACTGCGGTGACTGCGCCTAGTGGGGCTATTGTTGGTGATACGGATACTCAGACTCTGACAAACAAGACTCTGACTACACCCACTATCAATACTGGTGCATTGACAAATCCAACAGTTACCAACTATGTAGAGACTCCATATTCTGCCAATAGTTCAACGGCTATTACGATTGCTTTGACTAACGGAACAGTTCAGATTATTACGTTGACAGGTAATGCGACTATCACTATGCCAACTGCAACAAGTGGTAAGTCTTTTATCATGTTCTTGAAGCAAGATGCAACAGGCTCACGTTCTGTCACTTGGTCAACAGTAAAGTGGGCTGGTGGTACTGCACCAACGATTACCGCTACGGCATCTAGGCAAGATATCTTCAGTTTCTTTGCAGATGGCACAAACTGGTACGGGGCTACTCTTGGCTTGAACTACACACCATAAGGGTTTCTCATGTTTGCAGCATCAAAATCAGGCTCAGCGGCTGACCCAACTGACGCACAATTTAACTATGTCACTATGCTCTTGCATGGCGATGGAACTAATGGCGCTCAAAACAACACGTTCTTAGATGTGGGTGCAGTCTTTACCGCCAGCATAACGCTCACAACAATGACAGTGAGTGCCATTACTTCTGGTACTTTGTTGATTGGTCAGACGATTAGTGGTTCTGGTGTAACTTCAGCAACTATCACGGCTCAGTTAACTGGCACAACGGGTAGCACAGGAACTTACACAGTAAGTGTTTCTCAGACTGTAGCAAGCACTACGATTTCATCTAGCTTTGCTATCACCCGCAATGGCAATACCACTCAAGGTACGTTTACGCCTTATGGTAGTAATTGGAGTAATTACTTTGGAACATCAAATTATTTTTATTTTGCAAACAATGCCGCATTGTCTTTTGGTACGGGCGACTTCTGCGTTGAGGCTTATGTTTATAAACAAGGTGCAGTAGCCGCATCAATCATTGATAGTAGGGCATCCAATTCTGCCTCACCTTGGGCGTTTTACATTAATAGTACTAACTTTCCATATTTTTATAACGGCAGTGAATTTACATCAACCATAGCAATAACTTTAAATGCTTGGAACCATGTAGCAGTAACTCGTTCATCAGGCACTTTAAAAATATTTGTAAATGGTGTTCAAGGATATTCAGCAACAGTTACAGCCAATTTAGATAGGTCTAGTGGCAATCAAACTATTGGTGCTAGTGTTACAGGTGGCGATAATTATTTTGATGGCTATATTTCAAATTTCCGCATTGTCAAGGGTTCAGCAGTCTATACAAGTGCGTTCACGCCAAGCACAACACCCCTTACCGCAATCACCAATACATCTTTGCTAACTTGCCAAAGTAACCGCTTTGTTGATAACTCAAGCAACGCTTTTACTTTTACTATTGCAGGGTCACCAAGCGTCCAACGCTTCAGCCCATTTGTATCTTCAACCGCCTACTCAACAAGCGTGATTGGTGGCTCTGCCTATTTCGATGGTAGTGGTGATTATTTGACATTGCCTGTTAGTTCTGCTTTTGATTTAGGCACTAATGCTTGCTGTGTTGAATCATGGGTGTATTTAACCAATAACAATATATTTGGAATATTTACAAGTTCCAATAGCGCATCTGGTTCAACAAGACCTAATTTTTATGCAAGATATGACCAACTTCAATTAGATTATTTTGGTAATGTTGTTATCCAAGCAAACATTACTGTAACTTTAAATTGTTGGCATCATGTTGTTTTTACTAGGGCATCATCTTCTGGTGCTTGGCGTATTTTCTTAGATGGCGTACTGCAAGCATATAACGCAACTGGCTCACAAAATCTATTGCAAACTGGTGCGGCTCAAGAAGTGGGTAGAACTTACGCAGGGACTACAGGCCAAGGTTATGCGGGTGATGTGCGTATTGTTAATGGCGCAGTTCCATCTGCTTATGTAACTTCAAGCACAACAACTGGGACGCAGATTTTTACTCCCCCAACCGCACCCCTGACATCAATCACAAACACATCATTACTTCTGAACTACACTAACGCTGGCATCTTGGACAACGCCATGATGAACGAATTAGAAACTGTGGGTAACGCACAGATTTCTACTAGCGTTAAGAAGTATGGTACTGGCTCATTAGCGTTTGATGGTAGTGGCGACTACGCAATTTCCTACAATCCAAATTTATACACATTTGGAACTGGCGACTTCACAGTAGAAGCATGGGTTTACCCAACATCTTTCCCTGCTGAAGCGGCAATAATTACAACTGCAACATCTACTGACTATCAAGGTTTTACAATCAATGTTGGAACAAGCGGAAATATAATTATTGCTCTTGGGGCTGGTGGAAGTTGGACAGTTGTAACAACAAGTGGTGGAACTTTATCCGCAAATACATGGCAACATATTGCACTTACTCGTTCTGGGAATGTCTTTAGGATGTTTGTAAGTGGGACACAATCTTACACAACAACAAATAGTGTTTCTCTTACAAACACCAATAACGCTATTTCTGTTGGTGGGAGGACTGCTGGCGGTGGTCAATATTTCAACGGCTACATAGATGACGTAAGAATCAGTAAGGGTTTGGCTCGCTATACATCTACGTTCACGCCAAGTACAACAGCATTTGCAGATAAAGGACCAATAACATGAACATTGCTAAACTTATTGATGGACAACTTGTTGTTGCTGATTACAGAGAGATGTTCAAAGAAACATCATTTCCTGTAGGTGGCCCTGACGACAACTTCTTTACTGAGAACAACTGCTACAAAGTCAGTATGTTCAAGCAACATGACAGAGCAACACAAATGCTTGTCGGATGCGGTGCGTACTTAGAGAATGGTGTGGTCTATACAGTAGAAGTGCAGACCAGACCAGTAGTAGAGACAATTACGATTGAATCACTTGGTGACTCTATTGGTGGTGGTGTGTCATGAGCGAAATAAGCCATGAGCAAATCTACGAAAGACTGCTTGCAGTTGAATTAAAGGTAGATGAGATAGACAAGAACACAAAAGGTCTTGTAGGGGCTATAGATGCCCTTGATGGGGCTTTTAAAGTGCTTGGATGGATTGCCTCTATTGCTAAACCTATTCTATGGGTAGGTGGGTTGATTATGGCTGCTGGTGCTATCTGGCAAACATGGCTTAAAAAATGATGGATTGGCTAGAAGCTATTGTGGCTCTAGCCTTTTTGTTTTGCTTTGTCATGTTTTGTAGTCATGTCATTCTTTGGGCTATGCCGTGAAATGGTTGGTAGCACTTGTTTTAATCCTCTCACTTCACTCTACTAGTCAAGACCTATGTAGTGTTAGAGAGTTTTATAACATTGCTTTTCGTGTGCATGACCCATCATTAAGGCATCAACAAATGTCAATGTGGCTTACAAATAATGCAAAGTTTTGCTCAACACAAGACTTTGTAGGCATTTGGAATAACTTGGCAAGTTGGGCGGGAACGGCAGATTCTTCTGAAATCAGAAGTAAGATTATTGAAGGCTACCGCAATGCGGAGATAAGAGAGAAGAAATGATACCTCCTTTGTATAAATGGTATCCAATGGTTCAGCCAGAGGGCTATCCGACTAAGACAGATGTGCTTGAGCGTAGGGCTGAAAAGCTAACTGAAGACTACAAGCAAGCGTTAAAAATGAAGAAGATGGATGACAAAATTGATGCTCTTGAGTTTGAGTTGTATGTCAAGAAGGCAGAACGCAATCAACTTAACCTAGAGATTTTTACTAATCGTAAAGTAAATATATTGGTTTAGGAGTTGATATGGAAGATTTAAGAGGCAGACTTACTTTCTATGTAACCTTTATGGTTAGCGCAACACTTTGTATTTGCATACTAGGAATGGTAGGTGCTTTTATTCTTGGTTTATGGGCAAAAGAAGTTGATAA